ATCATCTAACCATTTTTTAAGATAGGATAATAATCCTAAATACAATTCTCCGTTCTGTGGAGAGAATAATCTAATCTTACCATCCCAAATACGATTACGATATGCAGGCATAAACTTTGCGCCTGGCACTTCAAAGGTAAAAAAGTCTGATAGGGAACGAGCAGTACTTGGTTCTGCTTCTACTTGTAAGAATACTTCATTCTTCTTTTTAACCTTTGTCACTAGACAACACCATCAACAAACTTACGCCATTCGATGGCGTTTTTAATTTCCCAATTACGATTACCTACTTGTTTAAGAATTCTTTCACAACTATCTTGACACATCTTCCAATACTCAACTTTTGCTTTAGCTTCAATGAGTTGTTCATCAGATTCAAGATATATGCTCAAATCACTTTTTAGTATTTTGTGATCAAATGGATTGTCTCTGTACACTTGAGGGTCAGATTTACCACCGTAGTATTCCCACTTTTTTCGATAAAGTACTTTGTACTCGCCCTCTTTGAGAATGACAAGTTGTCTGAATTGATTGTAGTGTGTGAGATATTTTTGATGAAGAGATGCAGACTTTAGAGATTCATCTCCAAGTTCTAAGTTATCTATCTTCAAGTCTTTTGCGGCTGATGCCTGTAGTTCTTCTAATGTCATAATATATTCCATACTGTAAAGTGAGCAGAGATAGGTTGGAACTTTCTGTTCTAAATTATCTCATATAGAGAATCAAGGTCGGGTGTTAAAGTTCACCTTTCCCCTGCTCATACTTATTTATAATTCTTTGAAATCGTACAAGTCGTAATTCATTGTAACTGTTGCAGTTAATTGTTCTGAGTTACTTGATTGTGAATTAAATGTTAATCCAGATAATGATGTAGGATAACAGTTTCTAAAATTAACATTTAACTTAGGGTTATTCTTATTTGTGAGAATTGTCAATGTTGCATCTGATGTGAGTGATGACGGATCAACTGATGTGTTTGATTGAATATTCTTACTAATAGATTTATTATTAGAGCCTGGTTTCAATCCAGCATCTTCTGCAACTGCCTTTGCAAATTGTTCTGTACTATCTGGAAAACCAATACCTGTCATCCAATTATGAATCTCAATGTAATTAGACAAACCTTCACTTACCAAAAATGTAAGTTCCATTGGAGAGAACTCTAAAGTATCACCCATGAAAGGCATTGCTTTATAACGACTATTCATAATTGCATCACCAGAGAATGCGATGCCTGGCAAATTTACTTCTGTCACAAAGTAAATAGTTGTAGGAATATCCAACAATGAAAATTTAAACTGAGTAGGACTCGCAAAATCTACAGTGTCGGGTTGTCTCTGTAATGGGTTTTGTTTTAACATCTTTGTTTTCCTTTCAACTATTTATAAGACAAAAAAAGGGAGAACCCGAAAGTTCTCCCCAAGATTGGTTTAATCCAATTCTTATTCGTTATTACATGATGTTCGTAACTTGAACTCTTCTGTAATATACGTTGTCGTTTGCAGTCAAAGCACCTGAGCGAACAGTCGCACCACCAGCAAATGGGTTTGCAGTCAAGCCGTAGCGAGTTTTGAAACCGATTTTTGGTTGGAAAGTGTTTTCACCAACCGCACGAACCATTTGTAACGGAACGTATGGGCAGTAGAAAAGACCTGCATCGTAAGGTGAAGTACCTTTATAACCCACTGTGAAGTACTGTTTTGCAGCACCGTTTGCAGCATATGGGTCGATGTACACTTTGTAACGTCCGTTAAGAACACCAGCAAATGTGTTACCTGAGTCATCAACATTCAAGTTGTTGTTCAGAGCAGGAGTGTAATCCAATTGTCCAGCCATTTGAAGTGCAGATGCAACATCAGATGAACAGATAATCATGTTACCTTTTCCTCTACGAGTTTGTTGTGCGATTACGTTTGCTTCACGTTCCACTTGGAACATAAGTCCTTTAAACTTCTCAACACTCCAACGGCCGTTTGAGTCAACGTCCATATCGAAAACACCACCAGTAGCAGTATCAACCTGAGCACCTGGCTTAGCAGTTACATAGATTGTACGAACAACTTCACGGTTGATTTCGTTTAGGATTTCAGCAGATAGAATATTTGCAAGTTCTGTTTCAGCATCCAAACCGTGGATTGCTTTAAGGTCTTGCGCCAATTCCATTGTGTATTCTGCTTTAAGAGCACGTGACTTAGCTTCTACTGAGTTCTTCTCAATTGAGAAAGACATTTCAGCGAATGCATTGTTTGATGCATCACCTAATGCTTCTGCAGCAGCAGTTGTCATACCAGTACCACCAGTATATGTGCCTGGCGAACCATCGTTAAGAACAGCAGGGTTTGTACCAGCGTGTGTACCAGCACCAGAGAAATCTGAGTCTGCTTCTGCATACTGATTTTCTGTACCGTTTTGAGCGCCGTAGCGTGAACGCATTGCAAAGATCAACCCTGTTGGGCCTGTCATTGGTTGTACACCAGCAACATCGTATGCAATTAGGTTAGGCATAGAACGTCTAACAAGTGAGATCAAAATTGGATCCCAATTATCAACGGCTGAGCCTGTTGCGTTAGTTGGTGCAGCTTCTGAAAGGAAGTTTGAGTCCTCACGAAGTGCTTTTTCTTGGTTTTCTAGGATAACAGTGGTTACGGCCTTACGATAAGAATCCTTGATCTCTGGAAGATCGTTGTGTTCTAGGACTGGCTGCCACTTTTCCTGTAGATGTTCTGCATTGAACATGTTAGTTTCTCCTTATTGAGTTTTCTAATAATATTTATAAAAAACGATATTCCTACCGTTATTTAGCTCGCTTTACATTCTTACTAATAGCACTCATATAAGTTGCCATAGCACCAGTTGTATCGAAAGATTCGGCACCATCAGTTTCCGAGTCTAGAGATTCAGCGATAGTTGTTGCCTTTGGAAAATAGTTTTCCTTCAGCGTATCGAGTTTTTCTTTAAAAGATTCTTCGTTAACGAACTCTACTTCTTCAGATAGAGATTTAAACTTCTCTACTTCTGTGTCTGCGAGATCAGAAGAAACTTCTGCGAAAACACTTTCACGAACTAGTTCATCAGTTTTCTTCTTCATTGAAGCAGCAACGTCAATTTGTTCGTTCAGTTTGGATTCCAGTTCGTCAATCTTTGCAGATTGTTGACCAAGAATGTCGTACTTCTCATCTGGTACATCAATGTAATGTTCTTCGAACAATGATTTTAGTCCAGAAATGAAGTCCTCAGCGATTTCACCTTTGAGACCACGCTCAACAGCAATTTCGTTTTCTTTCATCCACTCTTCTACAACGTAGTTCATGTATGAATCAACTTTTTCAGTCAACTCTTCACGCACTGCGTTTACTTCTTCTGCAATCTCTAAAGTCTTTGACTCTTCGATTCTTGCAACTTCAGAACGAAGTTTAGATTTAACAGCAGCTTCAAAGATTGTTGCTGCTTTGTCTTTAAATTCTTCAGAAATTTCTTCACCTTCAACAAGTGCTGAAACGTCTTCAGATACATCTACGGATGCAAGGCGGTCATCAAGAGTAGATTCGTCAACTGACTCTTCTTTTTCTTCTTCTTCCTTATTCATCATTTTGTCGTAAGATGCTTTGAGTTCTGCTGATTTCATGGATTTCATTTCGTCATACATGGCATTCAACATAGTCTCTTTAGTCATTTTTGCTTCTTCTAATGCTTCTGCATCATCATCAGCGAGATCTGTTTCTTCTTTGGTTGCACCGACAGCAGGTTCTGCAGCTTTCTTAACTTTAGCAGCAGCCTTCTTACCAGCACTGTCTTTTGATTCTGGATCATCGACAGCTTTACCCAAATCTTCAACGTCACCCTCTTGTTTATCCATTGAGTCGCCTTTACCAGCGCCATCAGTTGGTTGCTTCGCTTCTTCAAGCTCTGCACTGACTTCCGCCTCTAGTTCCTCAATTGTCTTGTCTAGTTCCGACATGGGGATTTCTCCTTGAGTTTGTTTACCTTATCATATTTATAATAATTAAAGTTTCGACATAAATTTTGCGAAGGCTAATGCGGAAACATTTGACTGTCTCTTTCTTACACCTTCATTTATATCATTCTTGATTCCATTGATATCCACTTCTTTGAGAATACCGTTGTTCCAAATCCATTCTTTACCTTCCATAATACCTTCAACGAAGGCTTGAGGTGCAGAAGGGTCTGCAACAATATCTGCCGCAGTGGCAAGATAAAAATCGTCTTTCACATAATTAGCACCACTTTTATTTTCGATAGAACCCATACCTCTTGAAGAGACACCTAGTTTTCCACCGTCTTTAATTAGTGCTTTCGCAATTTCCCCCATTGGAGTAGAGAGCAGTTTCGCCTCACCAATAAAGTTCTTTCCATCCGCTTCCAGTTTTGTGATCATGTGCGATACTCTGTCAAGATTGACAGTTGGGCCTTCTGGGTGTCCCAGTTCCCCAAACGCACGACCTTCAGCAACAAATTCTTTGTTGTAACGAGTAACTTCTTTTTGAAGTACACCCATTGGGTAGACACGACCATTACGGTTCTTCATGTCTGCCTGCATGAAAATTCCACGAATCTTCATATCCTTTTTACCATCGTCTTTTTCTTCAACGATGTATTCTACTTCTTGTATTTGTTCAGCGATAAGTTTCATATTAATACCCCGAATTTCCAATTGGAGTTGCTTTAATAGTACTTGCACCACGCAAACCTTGTCCAGCTTCCAAATGTATTACAATTCCACCACCAGCAGGAACACGAACTGTCCCAATATCTGCATCGTCATCAGCATTACGGACTGTTACCAATCCAGCTGAACCAGTATTAAATACCCATGCCGCACCAGTAGATGTCAAACCTGTAGAACCTGTTGCGAGGGCGACTTCTGCTCCTAAAACTTTCATATCACTTCTTCCTAAATTGTTAATAGTTCATTTTCAAAATAGTCCATAAGTGCCTTATGCGGAACTTTAAACTTTTTGGCAACACTATTTATTGTTTTATCAAAAGTATTTAGGAAATCTGAGGGTTTAGACTCCATTTCCTTAAAAATAGCATCAACAGCATCTTTCATCTTAGGGGATAGTTTTTTATATTCCTTAGACTTTGTATGCTCATCCTTTTCTGGTAATTCCTGTTGGAATTGGGAAATGGTTTTACTCACTATCTTCTTCTACCTCTGGGATATGTTGCGTTACAAATGTTTTCGCAACGTCTTTTCTTTTTGTTTCCAAAGCATCACCAACTTTAGCTGCAAGTGCAGCATTAAATTGTGTTTCTGCTGAGAGATTATCTCCATCTCCAATTGAGTCAACAAAATCTCTTACATTATTTTCCATTATTTATCTCCTTTTGAGGGATCATTGTGAGCAAACATACCATCATCTTCTGGCGCACCCATTTCACCACCCTCTTCATCTTTTATTTGATCTTCAATTTCTTCAATCTCATGTTCAGTCATTCGTAGTATATTCTTTCGTACATACTCTTTAGAAAAATATGTTCCAACATAAGACTCAATCTGTCCTAACATATCCAAACGATTTTGTAGAAGTTCTGCATTCTTGAGTTCAGTGAAGTGTCCGTCTGCAAGGAAGTCGAACTGAATATGTTCCTTCATTGTATCCCATTCTTCTACTGCGATTACACCCTTCAATACTAGTTGTGTCTTCAACATGTCTGAGAAAAGAATAGCAAACTTCTTACGAAGTCTTTGTACAAACTTTGTAAATTTTAGTTCATCTCTTGTAATGTTATCAGAACGTCCTATAGAAAATCCTGATTCTTCTGCAAGTCTTGATACAGGTACATTGAGTGAACGATATAGTTTTTTCTGAAAGTACTGAATATCATCAATCTCACCAAGGTTTGAACCGCCAGGCAAGGTTGTGATTTCTGTTCCTCTACCACCTTCTCTACGAGGTAGCCAGAAATCTTCTAACATTGACATATGATTTCTATCGTCACGAATTTCACCAGTTCGTGCATCATACACTAACTTGTTACGATAGCGATTCATCACATCTTTTAGATATGCTTCTGCCTTCATCTTAGGCAAGTTACCAACATCAATATAGAAAATACGTCTTTCAGGCGCACGAGAGATACGATATATAACCAACGCATCTTCAATCATACGCAACTGATTGACAGGTTTAATAGCTTTATTTAAATGAGAAAGGACTGTTCCTTTATGCATATCCACCAAACCAGATGGACAATAAGAAATTGCATCAGCAGTAATCTTTACACCAGTAGATGTTCCTGTGTTTTGATCAGCACCCTTTTCGTTATAGAGATAAAAATCCTCTATGTTCTTTACCATATCCAAACCAGTTTTTGGATCTTTTTCTTTTCTTTGTTCTCTGACCTTCTTAATCTTGCGAGGGTCAATAAACCTTACTTCCTTAATTCCTTTGCGAGGCATTTTCGTATCAATAATTTTATGATAATATACTCTACCATCAACATACCATCTTCTAAAAATGTCATGTCCTTTTGCATTGAAATCAAGCAAACGCAGAACTTCATCAAACTCATCTCTAATTTTAGATTTGATGTTTGGTGAAAGTTTTAAATTGTCTAGAGAAATTGATACAGATTGATCTCTTTCATCAGAGACAATCGCTTCATTTACAATATCTTCAATTGCACTATCACATTCTGCTTGTTGTGCAATATCACGATATCTACGAATTAAGTCTAGTTCGTTTTTGTCACGGCCGTCCATATCAAGGATGGATGCATAATGCCCACCACCTGATACAATGTCCATTGTACCGTCATCAGTAGAAGGAGCAGTGAAACCATCACTACCCCCACTCTGATTCGCCCTTGTGATTCTGAAACCAAATAGTTCCGCCATACTATAGTTCTCCTAATTTTACCCAACTATTTAGTCGGTTTGTAAAACTAGATTATACGTTACTAGCGGAGAAACTTGTGTATCTCCAAGTTACATCAAATGATTCAATATCACTTACAGTGTCATATGACAATTCGATTGGTGCAACTACAGTTGGCCAACAGTTTTTAAGAATGTATGATTTTAGAATTCTGTCATCCCTATCCAACTGTTGTACAGTCAACTGTGAAGAATAATCTGAAACACTTACGAGTCCAGTGTTTTCATCCAGATCGTTGATACCATTCATCCAACGCTCAATTGCATTACGAACCATGAAATCAGTATCATTGATAACTGTTGTTGTCCAAGTTTCAAAAGTTCTGTCACCAGCGAGGAACAATTGGCGTCCTCTAAAGTTAACAGTTACTTCTGGAATTGTCTGGCCAGGCAACGAAGTCGCCTTAACCAAATATTGTGTTCTTACGGTGTCCAAACCTGTTACAATTCCTGATGGTGTGGACATGATAACCCTATATTGGTTAGCCCTTGCGCCACCGCCGATAAGGTTTGATTTAAAATCGTCAATACTAGCCATTTAATTATCCCCCTACCTCTGAAAATGCTACCCCAGTTCTCACTGCGATAAAGTTTAGTTGAATGAAGTTGATTGAACGTGCTGGTTTGATAAAGATATCTCCAACAAATTCATTTCTATCAATTACTTCACCTGTGTTATTTGTTCCATCTGCAACAACCTTGAAGTCGGTAATACCTCTTCTACCTTGTACATCTCTTAGGAATGGTTCAACAAGATTTTTGAATTGTGCTTGAGTAAACGCATCGTTAATTTCAAAGAGTTGAAACTTAGCAGCAGTTGCAATTGCCTTTTCAAGAACAAGGAACAATCTACGGACGTTAATCCTATCGAATGCACTTGGTCTAGACAATGCAGTTTTATCACCGAAGAGAACAGTACCTTGGCCTGGGAATGTGCAAACAGGGTTTACACGAGCAGGATAAAGTATATCTCTTTCTGCTTTTGTTGGGTTGTATGCAAGTTTTACTGAACCACGAATTTGTCCTCTGTTGTAACCAGCTGGTGAGAACCAAGGGTCAGCAACAGTGTCTGCATTTGCACATAGTCCAGCAGTATCACCGTTCAATGGAACGTAACGATACACATCACTATACTTGTCGTACATATACTTGTATCCACTATCGAATACTGCATATGAAGAACTTGCAAG